CGCATCATCTGATACAGGGATTAGTGATGGGGCATGGCATCATTATGTTGGAGTGCTTGACAGGTCAAGTGCAACGGGAATCAAACTTTATGTTGATAGTGTGGCGCAAACTGATACTGAAGATGGAACAACTTTTGCCGGAGTTGATTTAGACGATACAACTCCTTTGACTATTGGTGCATCCTATCGCCCAGGAGTCTATAGCCGGTTCTTCCCTGGCGACATCGCCGATGTTCGTTTCTACAACATAGCTCTCACCGCCCCACAAGTACTCGCCCTATTCCATGCAGGAGGTGGCATATGAACCCCGCCAGCTATATGATTAGGAGGTGGTAGATTATGGCAACATTAGCAGTAGGCACAAATAGCTGGATTACCGAGGCGTTAGCAGACACATACTTTGAGTCAAGATTTGCGTCAAGCTCATACTGGTGTGCAGGTGTGGATAAGGATGGTGCGTTAATAACAGCTTACCAATGGTTGAATGGTAATCCAATTTTCAGCTTTCCAACGACTACTACCCAGTCCATGAAGGACGCACAATGTGAGATGGCATTATTCATGCTTCAGCATCAGCCAGATATTGATCTACGCATGGGGCTACAGGCGCAGGGCGTGATTGAAGCTGGGATTGTTAAGGAAAAGTATACCAGGTTGTGTACCATCCCAATACCACCTATTGTATTAGCATTGCTTGAGACATACCGGAATGACTCTCCTGTGCATCTTATAAATATTGAACGCGATGAGGATAATGGAGTTGATTATGATGCCTACGGTAATAGGGCAGACGAGGACTAAATGATTACAGCATACTTAACAGACAGCATAACCTTGAAGCAGTTCAATGGTGTAGACCAATGGGGAGAGCATGCTGCCACCACTGACCTCACTGTGAAGGCCTTTGTGGACCAGACCCAACGGGTTATAAAGGGTAATGCTGGTGTGTTGGTTGTGAGTTCTGGGAAAGTATGTATTGAGCCACGCACAATAATTACCACAGGATTTTCCACCAGAGCAGTAAACACATTGAGCTACATGGACATAATCACAATCGATAATGTGGATTACCCTATTATCAAGATATCACAAATGCGAGACTTCAGGGTAAGGCATTTGGAGGTGTATATTGCGTAGACCACTGAAAATGGTAATGGACACCTCCCAATTTGAGGCGAGATTTGGTGTGCTGATGAGTGCTGTTATGCCAGCCAAGATACGCAAGGGACTATCTAAGGCAGGTACTGAGTGGATGGAGGATACTGTCATGGATATCCCGTCTACCCCATTATTGACATCGGCCTTGCGCAGTAGCGGAGCAGTATTTGTGAATATGGTTAAGAAGGATAGCAGCACGAGGCACCGCTTCACAGGAGCACTGGACTTCCAACCATCAAGGGCAGAGCAAGGTAATAAAGGCTTTGTAGCGGATGTTGTATTCAATGCACCATATGCGGCAGAACAGCATGAGACATGGCCGTCTAAGAGCTATCCGGGTGCGGGTATGAAGTACATGGAAATAAAAATGATAAACAACTCATTCAAGTACATGGGCATTGTAGCCAAAGAGATGAAATTATGATATATAGCATTACTCAATATATCGCCAATGGTACTAGCCTTGCCATTGGTGTTACACTATTCGCTGGATTCTATGAACCCAGTGCGCCCGAGACCGCAGTCATAGTGGAAGAACTCACACCAGGACTTGCAGACGGGCTACTCACTGATAAGGTGCAGAAGTCGGTACGAGTGTTATCCAGGGCTAAATCATATTCCACAGCCCGGAGTAATGCCCATACTGTGTTTGATCTTCTACATGGCGATATGCAGATTACGTTGCCTGTAGTGGGTGTGGGAGATACGTACCTTTGCAACATTGATGGTACTACTCCGTATTATATAGGTCGGGATGAGAAATTCCGGCACCAGTTTATAACCAATATATTGTTCAAATCACAAACCATATAGGAGGTAGTCATGACTTTAGGCCCGGCCAGAGATCTTGGACCCTGTATTATTGAATGGGGTTCTACAAACTTAGGCCCCTACTGGGAAGATGTGAGAGTGCGATATGAGCTTAGTTCAGCAGATGTATTCGAGTCCTTGTTTGGGAAGATGCCTGTTGACAAAGTAACTACTGGTATAACCGTGATGGAAGTTACGGTGCCATTCACGCGCATTACCTTGTCAAATCTTGCATCCATTATACCCGGTGGGAGTCTTTCTGGATCATCTGCAACAGTCATAAAGGACAGTGTGGGGACATCCTTGTATGATATATCCCTGCCATTGTTTGTTAAACCTGTTGTAAATGGTACTGCCGTAGATAACGGTCAGTGGCTGAGGGTGGAGAAAACATACCCTATGCCCAACTATGACCTCGCGTACAATCTCAATGACCAGAGAGTGTATCCTACTACTTTTGTGTGCTTCCCACATGCTACGTCCCGGAAAGTATGGAGCGTTGGTACGGTGGCCACAGGCACAACTTAATCCATATGTAACAGGAAGGTAATGTAATGCCGATCAAAAACTTCGATGAAATGGCCTCGACAATGTTTGAACCCATTGAGCTTATCATAGATGGTGTGACATACACTGTGATTAAGGTCACTGAGGCCATTATTACTGGATTGACAGAAGAGGACAAAGGTGAAGACATTGGTATTGTGTGTAGGCAGTTGGCCAAGCTTGTAGGGGCCAAGCCCAATACATTCCAGAACACTGATATACGTATGGTGGCTGCTGCACTGCATTTTGTCACGGAACAGTCCACTAAGCAGGTAAAGGAAACAACGCCCGCAAACCCTTTAGCAGACGAGGTGAAGCCTTAACGGTTGTAGCCTCGTCTTTTCATATTAGCTTCACAGAATTATTCAATATGGATGATAGATTACTAGCATGGTTTATACGCCAGGCAGTTAAGATGGAAAAGCGCAAGCAAGCTGAAATGGCAATAGCAATTCGACAAGGATTCAATGCAGATAAATCTGAGTTCCAGACATATATACAAGGATTAACAGATTCAGAGCAGGATAAGAAGGAACGCGCAAAGGATACATGGGATATGTTGAAGCAAGCAGGAGGAGGTTGACGTGGCTTATGATGTTGGCAGTATTATGGGGCGAATCAGGATGGATACAACTCAGTGGGATTCTACTCGGCTGAGGATCGTGTCCAATGTCCGTGGTATGGCCGCTAACTTTGTTGTAGCTGGTGCAGCTATGGCAACTCCTCTTGTTGCTGCAACATTAGAGTTTGGTAAATTTGAACAGGCCATGCGCAAGGCAACGTCTGTGTCTGTGGTGACTGAGGATCAGTTTAAGGCCATGTCGTTGTCTGCAGAGAAGGCAGCAGTAAGATGGGGAGAGGCAGCAGATCAACAGGCTAAGGCGTTCCTGTTCCTGGGTCGTGCAGGTCTTAGTGCATCTCAGCAGATTCAGGCATTCGATGCAGTAATCATGGGTAGCAAGGCCATGATGGAGGAGTTGGAAGCAACTACTGAAGGTGTGGTGAATGTGATGAATGCATTCAACATTGAATTTGGTAGAACAGCTTATACTGTTGATGTTATGACAGAGGCCGTGAACTCCAGCACTATGGACTTGAAGGATCTCATGGTAGCATTGAGTTATGCAGGTAAACCAGCAAAAGCATTTAACAATACATTAAGGGATACTGCTGCTATAATCGGTCTGGTAGCGAATGAGGGGATTAGGGGGTCGAAGGCAGGTACTGCGCTAAGGTTTGCCCTTACAGCTCTCTCCAGCCCATCAGCAGAGGCCAGGAACTTACTACATGAATTGGGGGTGTCGGCATATAACATGACCACGGGGCAGATGCTGCCATTTGTGGATATTATGGGTAAGTTGGAAGTGGCATTGGAAGGTGCTACTGAGCAGATGAAGAATTATACCTTGGAATCACTATTTGGTAGGAGAGCTTTGCCTACTATGATTGCGCTGTTTGAGAGTGGGAGTACTGCGGTGAGGGCATATTCGGATAGTCTGGAACAGGCAGTTGGGATTACCAAGACCACGGCTGAGAAGCAGATGAATGCGCTGAAATCCAGGCTGCAGCAGGTATGGCAAGGGTTCTTGATGGTGAGTAGGCATATTATAGGCAGTGTAATTCCAGCGGTTACTGACTTCGCAGTAAGGGTTAGGAATTTCATAACATTGTTAGTGGACTGGGTAGACCTAAATCAGGAAATGGTAAGAGGATGGGTTGTGCAGATTGCACATCTTGCTACACTGTCATTGAAGTGGGGAGCATTACTGGTCGCGCTAAGCATCGGGTTGAGCTTATTCAATAAGATATTCTACGCTGTAAGTGCGCTGGTTAGTATTATGTGGAAGTTGGTTACAGCATCTATTGCGCTTACAGCCAGTAGTGGTGGAATAGTTGCCATATTAGCTGCAGTGGCATTAGTTGTGTATTCTGCCTCTATTGTATGGAGAGTGTACTCTGAGAAGGTTGTGGGTTTTGTATCTAACATGCTATCAACTATACAGGATAAATTAACAACATTTGCTACTTTTGTTAAGGATATAGCTTCTGTTGTGTGGACGAGTTTAAAAAGTATGATACCTGCTGTATGGCCCGGACTTGGTGGCCTGATGGACTGGATTAAGAAGTTTGAAGAGAAAACAGGTACATTTAGTGCCATGTGGAAAGGCTTTAAGGGGGGTACAACATATGAAGGCTATTATCCTGACTTTGGAGGCACAGCAAACAGGAAGACTAAGGATAAGTTAAGTGGAGCTTATAAAGCCTACCAAGATACTGCTGAGAATGTACGGAAAAGTGCAGGGAAGACAATAGCTGAGTATTTAGAGAGTGATATAAAGATGGCATGGAATAAGCTGGTGGACGTTGGTAAGAAGTATGGTATTCCTTTCATTGATGGATTTCAGAAGAAAATAGACAACATGTTGAAAGGGCTGATACCTAAAGAACTTGGTGATATTATAAAGGCATCCCAGTATGAGCTTGCAGACATGCCATTTACTCTGCCATCACCCATGTATGCTGGTGCTGGAAAGGGTGGTCCAGAAGGCAGAGCGGTGCTATCCAATCTGGAATATGTCACAAAGATGTATAAGGACTACTGGCTTGAGGCAATAGTTGTAGTGAGGGAAGGGTACTTGACCAATCTTGAAGTATTCTCTGGAGGAATGCAAGATATTGTGACTGACTGGACAAGCTCATTCGACTTACTGATGCAGAAGGGTAGTAGCTTCGTGGACTTTATGGATAATGTGTTCCAGAGCATACTACGCTCATTCACCCACATGTTATCACAAATGGCAGCACAGAGTATGTTCGATGCAATGTTTGGCAAGACCAGTGACACTAAGAATGAGTCAAGTCTCGGGCTATTTCAGAACGCATGGAATATGCTCACCAGTAAGCGGCCTTATACTTCTGGAATACCTATTCCTGCAATGTCCCCATACTCTGAGCCAGCCCAAAGTAGCATATATGGATTTACTGGTCAAGGTTTCGGTGGAGAAGGTGGAACACCTAAAGTAATCCTTCAAGTCAGTAATCAAGGCGCACCTGTGTCCATGAAACAAGTTGGTCAGGAACAGGTAGGACGTGATACTGTGATATCCTATGTCATGGATGCTGCTGAACGTGATCCCAGATTTCGTGACACACTCAGGGGGATAAAGTAAATGGCTACATTTCCAGTCATGTACCACCATGGCACACTGGTACATACTCCCATACTCGAAAGTGAAGAGTTTGCAATTGACCCAGCAATACGCTCTCCGATAGAGGCTGGATATGTGCAGTCTCGGGCAAAGTTTACCAATACCAAGATACGATGGGCATGGCGTTATGAAATGCTGAAGAATGCCAATAAGGTTACACTAAGGACATTTGAAATAGCCAGATTGGGAGGAAGTGAGGCATTTACATGGGTCAATCCTATTAGCTCAGTATCCTACACAGTGCGTTTTCCTGGGATAATCACGTATGTTCCTGTACCATTTACTAATAACACTCGCTGGACAGTAACATTTGGATTGGAGCAACAGTGAAGTCGATAACGGAAGATGGTATTGTCGAGAAGAATGCATTGAGCAACAGTGGTACATGGATACTACTCATAGACATGGACTTGTCTGAGCTTGGTGGGAGTGTATACTATTGGACAAGCAATAATGTCAATGTAACATGGCCTGTTGGGGGTCAGTTGTATAGCGCAAGACCTATCCGGTTGGGTGAGGTGGAGGAATCCCTTAGCAGCAAAATACCGCGTATAACATTGCAAATAGCGGATATAGATAGATTTTATGTTCCCCTTCTCCTCACATACAATGGCTGGCATAAGGCGTCTGTACGGCTTAGACTTGTACATTCTGACCATCTTGACTCGACTACTCCAGAGATTGATGAGACATATAGCGTGGTGGAGTCTACGATGGATGCACAATGGATCGAGTTGACATTGGGCAGTGTTGATCCATTGAGCAGGAGATTTCCCAGGGATGCATATGTGGCAACAATGTGTAGGCATGTGTACAAGGGTGGGATATGCAGATATGATGGAGCAGAACCAGCAGGCGAGACTACTTGTGACCATACCATTACCGCATGTGAGGCACGTAGCAATGAGGCTCAGTATGGTGGAAGTCCAGGAGTGACGGAGGGGCTATATGGGTAAGCGAAGTGGATTCATTAACTTCCTGGAGGGAGCAGCATTGGCAGGGTCATTCGTGCCAAACCCTTATGTAAAGTATTTATCTGTTGGATTGGGCATGGTGATATCGTCATTGGGTAAGGGCGAGGACACGCCTATGTCTGAAGGCGAAACATACTCATGGTCACAGGCTCCGAACAAGACTGCTGCCAATGGTACTCCCATGCCAGTTATATATGGCAAAACACGAGTAAAGCCTATATTGAAGAATAGGTATATTGCAATAGAAGGGAATAAGCAATACCTTCATGCATTGTATAGTTTTGCAGGACACGCCATTGACCAGATTACTCCCACAGTATGGATAGTGAATACAGACTATGCATTAGGGGATTCTGTAAGTTTTGCAGCAGAACCGGGAAAGACATACTTTTGCAATACACCACATCAAGCAAGAAATATAGATACTTGGACACGTTCATTTGACGATGGTGTTCCCACACTATTTGCTCCATTATTTGACAGCGATGGCGCATTAACCCCTGTCTGGACAGAAGGTACAGGAGAGGCTGATATATCCAGCATACAAGTCAATGGTGAGGACATTACCAGTATAAACCAATATGGACTGGAATACCACACCAGACCGGGACTGCCTGTGCAGACTGTTCTTCCTGACATGAGCCAGACATTTGCTAATAATGCCCAAAGTGAGAGCTTGAATGGCGAGTATGCAATGCCACTTAACACCTTTCAGGGGAATTATGATAACACTTTCCTATTGCAAACTGCTACTCATTTAGTATGGTACAGTCACAAGATATACCTGAATGGAACTTATTACACAGCTCCCAGTGGGGGTGTGATTGGAGATATTGGAACTCCAGTGTATTTGTACTGGATTATTCCGGACAACGGGGATACACCATATTATTATACTTCTGAGGTATTTACAGACAATACGTCCGTTAAATTCCTTATTGCAACATGGACACCCGCAGCAAGTCCAGCACCAGGTGTGTTTACACTAAATCTCGTAATGTCATGGGATGCGCTTGTACCCTCTGAAAGCACAAATTGGCACACAGTAGCTGTAACCACAGGTACTACGCAGAATATCCAACTTGAGTTCAATCTTCCTAATGGGCTTATTGGGTCTACTGCTGCTGGACTTCCTACATCGGCCCGGGGAAAGATATTTGTACAATATAGAACTGTAAATGGATCCACATATGGTGAGTGGACCAATGGTATTGATAGATATAGGCATAATAATGGTAATCCATTTGATGCAGTAGTGGTGAATGGTGATTATGTAGAGGGTAGGCTGATTCGTGAAACAGACAATGCAATAACATTAATCATGCAGGTACGCGACAAGGAAAACCCTCTTACAGCAGGGGCATACCAAGTCAGGGTAGCAGCATTTGTAGCATCAGACATAATATTAACTAATGTAGCAGCCATTACCTATGGGGACTATACATATCCGGGCGAACCACTTCTTGCACTCAAGATTGAGGCGAGCAATAAACTTAATCGGGACATCGAGGTGACTGCGGTATGTCAGAGGTCTAAAGTTTGGGTATACAATACCCGCAACAGCACATGGGTACAGGGCAATGCCAATAACCCTGCATGGGCAGTATATGATATGCTGGCTCAAGGTAATAGATGGCATCCTACTACTCGTTGGCCGGCAGACGGCTACGGGATTGCAGGTGCGCAGGGACAACTGCCAATATATGGCTGTGGACTGCATGCGGATAAAATTGATTATGAGTCCTTCAGGACTTGGGCAGAATACCTTGATGACTTAGGCTATACCATAAATACAGTATATGATGATTTTACTACTATATGGGATGCTATACAGCGCATATGTACGGAGTTCCGTGGCATAGTACAACCAACAGGTACAAAGTATTATGCTGTAACTGACAAGAAAGAAGACCCAGCACAGTTGTTTAGCATGGGGAATATCCTAACTGACTCATTCCAGTGTACATGGCCGGACCAGAGTAAACGGGCAGGGTCTGTGGAGTTGACATTCTTCGATGAGGATAATTCCTACATCACCAAGACCTTCCTAATCCGGGGAGAATCTTGGAGTACTATGGAAACAATGCGCAGAACACTGTATGGCACAACCAGCTTGACACAGGCATATAAGATAGGGAACTATTTCCTGAACTGTAATGAACTCCTGACTATGGCTGTGGATGTCGAGGTTGGGATAAGCGAGTTGCAGGTGGGCGTAGGGGATGTCATATATCTACAGCATGACGCGCTTAAATGGTGGGGGGAAGGTGGTAGGGCAATATCATATACACTTACATGGAATGGGTCTGTTGGACACGATGACTGGGCTGTGTACTTGGACAAGGATATTACATTGGTGGCCGGAGCAACATATAATATATATCTTAAGCACCAAGACACAGACCTGGTAGAAGTCCATCAGGTCGTGGGAACAGGTACGCAGGATTGGATATTCATTGTAGGAGAAGGTGCTGCATGGGCACAGGATCCTAAAGCGGGGGATGTATGGGCAGTGGGAGTTGTGGATGTAGGTGTTCCACTATTCCGTGTTATTAATATATACAGAACAAGTGAATATAGTAAGCGACTCACATTGCTGCAATATGACCCGGATGTATATGCGGCTGCACCAGACACACCTCCATTGGGTGGTGGGGTATATAAATCCATCACTCCTGCATACAACACAGCCGTGGCACTTAGATTGAGTGAAACACTGAGCAGACGGTCTACGGGAGAATACAAATCCACCATAAATGTATTATGGGAGGCCAATACAGGAGCCAATTGGGGAGAGTGGTCTGTGATGTTCCGTGATGTGGATGCCAGCGATAATGGATGGACGGATGAATGGAGCGCAGAAACCACATACAATCAATGGGACAAGATAATATATGATGGTGGGGCGTACATAAGCCTGATTGACAACAACATTGCAAATATCCCTGGTGGAACTCCATAAGAAAGGAGTCTGCATCGTGAATGAGGAAGATTTCTCAGCACGGATAGTTGAGTCTGATAAGCAACATGAGATTAGGCTGAGTGCAGTTTATCGAGAGTTCAAGAATACAGAACGCAGATATCAGTGGTTTGTAGGATTACTACTGGTGGTAGCTTCATTTATAGGTGGTCTAAATGTCCAGAGTGAGCGGTTTATGCTACAAGTAAGTGAAAATAAATTACACATCTCAACACTCAATAAGATTATATTACCCGAGCTTAAGCTATCTGTGGACAGACTGAATACCAGCGTTAATAACCTCAACATCCTTGTGGTGACCAGTAAAAATACAGAAGTTGGAGATTGATA